AACACCTATGAACACTACCGCTTGTTTTGTGGTTGCGTTCTCAATACGTTCTTTCTGCGTCATAATTCTAGAATTTACTTTGTTCGGTTGCACCAGTTATCGGTAGATTGCCAATAACCAGCTAACCATATTTCTTTTGGTGTCGCATCAGGATGCTCACTGAGCCATTCCTCTGCCATTTTACTTACGTCCGCCATAATCACTTTCTTAAAGAATCACCTGTAAAAGGAACTGCTTTTGTTGTTGCTATCAGTCTATCTACAACTCTATCTCCATATCTCTGAGTAAGCTCGTCAATACTGAGGTTAGTGGTAAGGATAAGCAATTTCCCCTTCTTTTCAGCAGCGTCACAAAGTTCAGCAAATGGCATACGCTTGTTGCCATAAGAGTTAAGATTATCCTCTGTACCAATATCATCAATATAGATAATATGAAGTTTGAGAATTTCATCAATCTTTTGGTTCAACTCTTGTGCGCTAAAGATGTTTACCACCTTTTTATGTACATCTTTAATAAGAAGAGGAAGGATATACATTCCGATTACCGACTTACCTAATCCGCAACCGCCGAACATCAATAAACCTTTTCCTTTGTTGTCTGTCATCCAATCAACAATAGGTCGGTAATTGCGTTCGTTCCATTCGGCATTACATCCAGACTTCATATTAACAACATACTGCAAGCCGCCACGCAAACGTTTCTCTGCATTAGGAATGCTTATTTGTACTCTGTCAATTTCTTGCGGATAACCAGTATCTCGCATCTGAGATACAAGGTTCTTGAAATATTCGCTATCTATTTGTTCCATCTATCAAGCCCTTTTGTGTAATCTTTATCTTTACTATTCTGCAAATTCATACCAACAGGAAGACTGTTGGTATTCTTATAATGATATTTATTGTTATTGCTCCACGTAACCAATCTGCTTGCAATTTGAAACACTTTCTCCATTTCAAACCGCATCTTTTTTCCACCATCATTTATTTCTGTCCAGTACCGATAGAAATCATTCAACATATCCTTTCCGTACTTTTCGAGGTGAGGTTTCAAACTTTCTGCGAAATCTTTCTTTCGTTCCTTGATAGTTTTTTGTGTGTTAGCAAGTGTGTTACTTGGTGTGTTAGCAGCACGTTTCCTACCTTTGTAACTTTTTATATCACAAATAGTTATTACGCTACCTTGGTGTGTTACTTGGTGTGTTAGTATGTGTGTTATATACCAATGTTTAAGCAACGTTCTTACGGTTTGCACTCCAATACATAGTTCACTCGAAATCTTGCGGATGCTAACAATCAATGTTCCGTTATCGTCTGCATTTGCGAGAAGATAAACAAACAAGTTTACGGCATTTGTCCTATCAAGTTTCATTAAATCACAATATTGTTCTTTGCTAATCTTAAAAGAATCCATTGCATTAAAAATTGTATGTTACACAATACTACTGCAAGTATTGCTCGTTTTTCTGAATATCATGCTTAATATGCAGTAGTGCGATATATTCATCAGAATCAGGGAAATCAAATCCAGCTTCTTCTTTTGCATACGATTTGAAATCAGAAATTGATTTGCTCATTTCGTCTTTTGTGAGGTCGGCAGAAGAACGAAGATACTTATAGCATTCTCCTGTGAATTTATCAACCCCCTCTCTGAGGAATATATCTTTATTCACTACTAGCTTATAGAAATGTGTTTTGACTTCATCTAGAGTGTATCCGTATTGAAGCGCAAAGGCAGATAGAAGTAAATGAAGGTAGGCATTCTGATTTAAGGAACGCCCACGCTTCTCTTTCAGTTCTACCATAGCACCTTTGCTTTCAAACTCGACTACTTTTGCTCTAAACTTTTCTAACTCAAACACATTTTTCAGATTGAACCACATTATCGTATTTTTTATATGGAATACGTATTAATTCGACACGTTCATCAAATCCTTCACTTTGAAGAATCGAATCGAAGTACTCTTTAGCTTGTTCTTCGCTAGTAAGCTTTGTTCCGTCCTCAGTATAACAATATAAATCTTTTCGATTAAAAGTCATGTGACGATGTATGCATTTATGAGCATTTCTCGAAACACGAAATACAGAGTTGAGAATATGATAATTCCAATGATGAAACTCAAATCCTCTCTTTACTAAGCCATATTGGCGTAGATTTCTTGTAATATTGCGATATACGCTTGGTAAGAAACTACAAGTCGCCGTATCTTTGTATTTCTCTCTGTATCCAAGTCTCTGAAACTTTTCTCTATTTCTCGCTCGTTCTTTTTCTACCCATTCTGGGTCTTTGGATTTTTCTACCCATCTATTATGAGCATCCTTCTTCGTGCAATCCTTACACTTATTGAGGTGTCCATCGCCCATTTGCGAATGTTTATAAAATGAATCAAGCGGTAGAAGTCTTCCGCATTTAAAACAAACTTTATATTCCATAGAATTACTCAAAACGGAAGGTCACTAGAATCCCCTTGTGGCTGTGATGGCTGCTGTCTTGGTGGATATGGATTTTGCTGATTCGTCGGGTTTGCCACGCCAGCAGCATTAGCAGAACTTGCCATAGCTTGTTGTGCCGCTTGTGCGCTAGACTGAACATTACCACTAAAACCTCCACCTTGTGCAGGAGCTTGCTGTGTTTGACGGATAACGTTCCAAGCGTTTATCGAGTTAAACCATCTTCCATTATATTCTCTAGCGTTGATGTTGAACTGAACGGTAAGAATTTCACCAAACTGAATGTTAAGTTGGTCTATCTTATCGTTTGTAATATCGAATGCTAGTTTCTTAGGGTACTGTTCTTGTGTTTCCAACACATAGGAAATGCTACGCCACTGATTACCTCTTTGTGATGTTCCGCTTCTTTCAGGTAACACCACAATAATTTTTCCTTGAATTTCCATTATTACTTATTAATAATTTCGTCAATAAACTCATTTGCCAACATAACTCTATCTTCCATAAGCTTTACATCGTCTCCATTTCTCTCAATCTCAGCCCAATGAATAGGCTTAGACAACCAAGGGCAGTATGTAATGAAGATACCGCTAGTAGCACCAGTACAACTCATTTCTGCCATCATCTGCCAGTAGTACTTAGGCTCAACTTCTTTGAGCGAAGCAGCATCGTGAATAAGTGTGCGATACTTCATATAAGTATTGATGTTAGGGCATTTAACCTCAATAATCTTAATATCGCCACCATCACGACTATAGATTGCACCATCAGGGGAAGCCGCGAAGTAAGGGATTGTATCGTGCTTACAAGAAGAAACATCTGCAATCTCTATTCCTTCGTTTTGTGGAAGTTGACAGAAGCAAGCCTTTGCTTGGTCTTCCATATCAGCACCCCACTGCATTGCCTTTGTGTTTACGGAAACTTGGTCGATGTAATCTTGGAATATATCATCATCATTCAAGAAATCGGGATTGAAAAGACGTTCACCTGCAATCTGAAACAAATATGCTTTGGCTGTCTCTGAAAAAACCTCATCTTTCTTGCGACCAGACTTCATAATGTCGGCAACCTTAGAACCAGTGATGTGACCTACCCTATTTCTATACCACGTTAAACTCCGCTGCTCTACATTGTCGGTAATCATTTCTGTTCCTCCTTCTTGGCAGCTTCGGCAGCCTTTGCAGCAATATTCTCTTTCTTCTCGCTTTCGATGTTATCAACATACTCTGGAGCAAAAGCATCAATATCCAAATCTTGAACATCAGAAGTGTTGGTATTGATAACCGATTGGTCGAAAGTAACCGCATTCTGCATTTCGATTGATTTAGGCGCAAACTTCAAAATGGATTTGAGAACCGTCTTCTGAGCCATTGCATCGAAATCAGACTTCCAAGGAGAATTGAATCCAGCTCTGAAAGCTTGGCTAAACTTTGTAGCATGAGCCTTCACCTTGTCAATATCCCAATAAGCAACCTTTGTGAATCCG